TGCTATGGTTGCGGCTACGTCTATTGCAACAATGGCCTACTTTGGGATTCAGGAGCGGCTTAACAAACTTGAGCATTCCCTGGATAAATCTCAAATGGAAATAGAGCGCAACACTGAGTTTCGCATTCTATGGCCACGCGGAGAAATGGGCGCACTACCTGATGACGCTAGACAGGATATGTTGATCGAGGGTGTGCAGATGGATGTAGATGATCTTCGGACAATACAGAAAGATGTGCATGACCTAACTATCCGCATTGGCACGATGGAATCGTTATACGCACAGGAGCCAGAATGATAGAAACATTAATCGGCCCTGTGACTGGGTTGCTAGACAAGTTCATAGAGGACAAAGACCAGAAGGCTAAGTTGGCCCATGAGGTAGCGACCATGGCTCAACGCCACGCTCAGGAGCTAGCCAAGGCGCAGTTAGAGGTCAATAAGGCTGAAGCCGCGCATACGTCTATGTTCGTAGCTGGATGGCGGCCTGCGGTTGGCTGGTGTTGTGTGCTGGGTATGGCGGGTAACTTTATGGTTATACCCTTTACTAACTTTGTTTTGGCTTTGTTAGAGATCGAGGTTGTTATTCCTCTAATTGACTTAGAAACCATGATGCCCGTGTTGATGGGTATGTTAGGGCTAGGCGCTATGCGCTCTTACGAAAAAACAAAAGGCGTATCAAGGGAAAAGTAAATGAGATACGGCGACATTTTTGAAATAGATGGACAACTTTATGAGGTTACTCCTGTTGGGTACAGACCTGTAAGCCCAACAAGGGATGTGTCTAATCAACGTAAAATTGATCCTCCGGCGGGTATGCTTACTGGAGGGGTTAGCAAGCCTTCTAATTCAGGAGATATGTCTTCTAATTTTGCACCAGAATTTGAAGATACGCCTGAGTTTATAAACGACCTTCCGGGGTTTGCTGTATCTGCTTATTGGCAAGCGTTGTCAGCAGATGAAAGACAATACGGAGAATCAGCTGAGTATGTTCAGCAGTTCTTTGAGTTTGTAGAAGACCTTCATGATCAAATATCTAATGCGATAGCTAGTGGAGAAACCACTATTGAGCGCGGAGATTTGTATCAGGCTTACCCTGACAACCCAACTTTTGCAGAGGAAACTAACGCTTTTTTTGATTCTTTATTTGGAGAAGATGGAACGGCAAATATTGGGGACATTGCTTTTAATCCGGCTTTTCAAGACGCTTTAAGTAGCTATAACCAACTTGGTAGCTATTATGATTTTGCGGCTAGTTACGGAGATCTTGAAGGCTTTGGTTCCTATATTGATGAAAATGGAAGATATATTGTTCCTGACACACTTGAGCAACTCATGCAGGGAATTGGCCAAGCTGAAATAGAATCTATTTGGGCTGATCCAAGCATTATAGAAATCTTAACTGCCAATGGAATCAGGATGAATCCAGATGCTCCTTACGACATTAGTGCGGCGGAAGGAGTAACTCCAGAAGGATTTTCTCAGTTATTAGAAGCAATTCAAGCAATCCAAGACGCCGGAGGTTATGAAGAATGGCTTGCTCAACAAGAGGGTGAAGACAGTCAAGAGCCCACTCTTTTAGAGCAAATACTTGCCGATAACCCAGACATTACAGAAGAAGATGTAAACGTCATCAATTCGATGATTGAGGCGGCGGGGCAAGCAATTCCCACCAGCGTTGAAGATGCCAAAGACCTTATTGAAAGTATTTGGCGCTCCGTATCTGGTACTGCCAAAGATTGTGAGACTTGGACTGGCTCTGTGCCTGACCCTGACGGTGGAGATCCATATCCGGGCTGGAAAGACTGCGTAAACATTGGTGCAATTTTTTCGATACCTGGCTTAAATCTTCCTATTCCTCCGGGCATGGTTGATATCACATGGAAAGATTTAGAAGACAAAATCGCTGAGGCTGGAGAGAGCCTAGAAGATTTTATTAATGATCCTACAGGCTGGTTTGAAGGCAAGGTAAACGAAGCAATAGACGCAGTAAAAGATGTGTGGGGCGATCTTACCTCTGGCAATATTTTTACTACAGATGACCTACAAGGCATTCTTAATGACCTGCTTGGCGGTTGGATTGGCGGAATTATTCTTCAAGAAGTTGAAGAGCAGTTAGAAGAAATTAATCCTTTCTTGCTTGCAGGTGATTGTGCAGACCCCGAGTTTAGAGAGGCCAATGAAAAGTATTGTGCTCAAGCCCCGCTTGAATGTACTAACGGCGCACTTAACTATCCTGAGTGTAATCAGTGTCCTGAAGGATTTTACTTTGCAGAGCAAACAGGCCAATGCGAGCCAACAAAACAAGCGCCCATAGGCCCAACAGCAGAAGAATGCGCTCAACAAAATAGATCGCACATACCAGCCGAAGAGGGCGGAACAGATCGTTGTGGTGGCTGTTTGTCTGGTTATGAACCTAATGCTGAGGGTGAGTGTGTAGAAGAAAGCATAGAAGGCCCATGCAAAATACCGGGCCAAATTAGAAATGAAGTGACTGGCGAATGTGAAGACCCGGTTGTTTTTGAGCCGGGCGCTCCTTGCAAAAACGATTTAGGCATAGATGGCACCTATGATGAAAATGGGGATTGCGTTATTGATCCAGAGCCTGAACCAGAACCAGAACCCGAACCTGAGCCCGAACCGGAACCAGAGCCGGAACCTGAGCCTGAGCCACAACCAGAACCTGAACCAGAACCAGAGCCTGAGGTTGAAATTATTGAGGGCGACTTTGGAATGTGCCCTGACGGCATAACTCCAAAGGCTGATAAGCAAGGCAGTAATTGTGTAGTTACTACAGATCCTTGTGAAAACCCCGATTACGCACAGGCCAACCCAGATGAGTGCGGCACCTTTCCCGGGCCACAACCCGAACCGGAGCCGGAACCCGAGCCCGCTCCTGAGCCTCAGCCGGAACCTGAGCCAGAACCCGAACCTGAGCCAGAGCCTCAGCCGGAACCTGAGCCGGAGCCTGCGCCTGAACCTGAACCGGAGCCGGAACCTGAGCCAGATCCCGGAGAAGGCGAAGAGGAGTGTGCAAATGGTGCGGTAGATTGGCCTTTATGCTCCGAGTGTGCAGACAATACAAAGCCCGGTGACTATGAAGATGGACAATGCCCCGGCGCTTCTGTTCCAGAGCCGGAACCTGAGCCAGAGCCAGAGCCTGAGCCGGAGCCACAGCCAGAGCCTGAGCCAGAACCTGAGCCTGAGCCAGGGCCTCCTGCTGGCGGTGGTGGCGGAGGCGGCGGCGGTCGCGGAGGCCAAGTTCCTATAACTGGTCTTAGTTATCAGCTACCTGTTTTACAACAAATTATTGCGCCACCTTCAGTAGATTATCCAAAAGGTTTAATGGCTCAAGTTTCACAAACAACTGACTATAACCAAGCATTAGGAAGTGTTATTGCTAATAGCCTTCAGAAGCGAAAGAAGGGAATGTTTGACCTATGACTTATCTCAACATAATGAACAACGTATTGCGCCGTTTACGTGAAGAGGAAGTTAATAGCGTAAACGACAGCACGTACTCAAAGATGGCTGGTGACTTTATTAATGATGCCAAGACTATTGTAGAGCAGGCGGCTGACTGGTCGGCACTTCGTGAGACGATTATTAAAACAACTGAAGCACAGGCCGGTAGTGAGGAGCTTACTCTTACTGGATCTGGTGATGACGTAAAGGTTTTGTCAGTAATCAACGACACTCAAAATTGCTTTATGGAGTATCAGACTAAAGATTGGTTTAACGATAGACGATACGTCTCAACAGAAACTAGCGGAGCTCCTAAGTATTACACCTTTAACGGCATAGCCAGCGCTAGCGGCGACACTAAAGTGCTAGTAAGCCCTAAGCCTGACGGTGCATACGACTTACGTTTTGACGTAATTAAAAGACAGGTTGACTTGTCTTTAGACGGAGACGAACTACTTATACCCGAAAAACCTGTTATTCATCTTGCCGTTGCTTTGCTTGCGCGTGAGCGCGGCGAAACAGGCGGGACATCTACAGCAGAATACTTCAGTATTGCAGATAGATACTTATCTGATGCGATTGCCATTGACGCGGCAAAGCACCCAGAGGAAATGATTTTTAGGACTGTCTGATATGGCACAACAACTACAAAGCATTAATCTTGTTGCTCCGGCCTTCAAAGGTATTAACACCGAAGACTCGCCGTTAGCTCAAGATCCGTCGTTTGCTGAGATTGCAGATAACGCTGTCATTGATAAGCGTGGTCGATTAGCCGCGCGAAAAGGCTATGACGTAATTACTACGCCAAGCACGAGCGAGTATCTTGTAGTTGATGACACCGATGGATTTGCTGTAGGTGAGACAGTAACAGGCGGCACATCAAACGCTACAGCGGTTATTACGTTACTGCATAGCTCAACAGAGATTTTGATTGATGCAACCCGTAGCGGTACGTTTACAGCCTCAGAAACCATCACCGGCAGTGACTCATCTAATACAGCTACGTTTTCTTCTATATCTACTAGCGCTTCATTAGGCTCTAGTGCCATTCGCATGGTGCATGAGTTTGAAAATGATCAGGGGAATACTGAGATTATTAGCGCCGGCAATAGCAAGATATTTACTGGCACTCGCAAGCTGGTTGATGCAACACCCGGCTCGTACACGATTACTGCCGATAACTGGAAGGCGGTCAACTTTAACAACAAGACGTATCTATTCCAAAGGGCGCATGAGCCTTTGGTTTATGACGGCAGTTCGGTTGTTAAGTTATCAAGCGTTACTGGCGCGGCAGGCATTGCAAGTCGATATGGCAACGAAGTGCTATCTGCTTTTGGCCGGCTTTGGGTTGCTGATATTTCTGCTGATAAATCTACTGTTTACTGGTCTGACCTTTTAATTGGTCATGACTTTGAGGGTGGCACTAGCGGCTCTATTAACTTAGCTAAGGTATGGCCTGACGGCTATGACGAGATTGTAGGGCTAGCCGCACACAATAGCCTTCTTATTATCTTCGGGAGACATAGCATTGTGGTTTACCAAGGGGCTGAGGCTCCGGCTACAATGGCTTTAGCTGACACTGTATCGGGCGTTGGGTGCGTTGATAGAGACACAATTCAATACACTGGCACTGACGTTATTTTCCTGTCTCACACTGGCCTTAGATCGTTTGGCAGGACAATACGTGAAAAGTCTATGCCTGTTAGCTCGCTCTCAAAGACAATTACCAAAGACATTATTGGTTTAATCCAGGGCGAAAATAACTTCTTTAGATCCGTCTATAGTCCGGAAGAAAGCTTTTACTTATTAACTTTTGTAGGGCAAACAACAACCTTCTGTTTTGACGTCAGAGGCTCGCTAGAAGATGGGTCGTTTAGGGTAACTCGATGGCCGGGCTCTGAGTTTACAGCTTACACCAGACTGCAAAACGGCTCTTTGTATATAGGGTCAGAAGACGGGATTAGTAAATATGATGGCTACTCTGATAATGGCACGTCATACCGTTTCAAGTATTTTAGCCCGAGTTTGACGTTTGGCGATACGTCACGACTCAAGATTCTAAAGAAGGTAAAGCCAACACTTGTAGGCGCAAACAGTGCCACGGTGTTTATGAAGTTTGCCTATGACTTTGCTACGTCATACAGAACCACAGAATTTACAGTAGGCAACCAGAATCCTGCTTTCTTTAACGTCAACGAGTTTGGCACTGACTCTAGCCCGTTATCAGAATTTACTGGTGGTGAGCTAACTAACCAACGCAGTTTGAATGCCGTAGGTAGCGGCAGTACCGTCGTTGTCGGCCTTGAGTCTGACATCAACGGGTTTGCTTTATCACTTCAAGAAATAAACCTATTAGCGCTAATGGGTAAAACGGTTTAATTAGGGAGAAATTAAAATGCCAGAATGGTTACAAAATTTGCTTGGAGGAGCCGCTGGCGCAGGGCTTCTTTTTAAAGCGTATGAGAGGCTTGGGGATGTTGGCGATGATGCTTTAACTGGAATGGCTGAGCTTGCCGAAACTCAGTTAGAGCAAGCGGCATTCCGTCCATACACAGTGACTAGCGCAACTGGCAGTCAATTTGGGATTACTCAAGATCCTACCACTGGTCAATTTCAGTATGGGCTACAGCTATCTCCTGAAGAGCAGGCTTTCCAACAAAGAATGTTTGGAAGGGCTGGGGATTTCTTTACTACGCCAAGAGGTGCGGCTGGGCTAACTGATGCCGGCATTGAGGCGGTAGAGCGCGGTAGAGAGTTTATGGGTCAAGCCGCGATGCCTACGATGGATCGTGAGCAAGCTGTGTTTGAGCGTATACGAGCCGCACAACGTCCTGAAGAGGAGCGTCAGCGTCTTGCAACAGAAGAAAGGCTTGCGGCACAGGGTAGACTTGGGCTTCGCACAGCGCAGTTTGGTGGCGCTCCAGAGCAGTTTGCTTTGGCTCAGGCGCAAGAAGAGGCTCGAAACAGAGCAATGCTATCTGCTATGCAACAAGCTCAAGCAGAGCAGGCTCAACAAGCGCAGATCGGGTCTCAGTTTGCTGGCTTAGGATCAGAGCTAATGCGTCAACGAATGGGTCTACAGCAGGCAGGACAACAACTAGGAATGACGGCGCTAGGTGCGAGCTATCTCCCTCAAGCTCAACTCCTATCTGCTATTACTCCCGGAATGACAGCGGCTGGTCAACAACAGCAAGCGCAAATGTATGGCACAGGATTGTTTGGTGAAGCTAGAGCAACTGGCCTTGAAGCATTGCTTGGCGCAAGCCTTGGTCAGGCTAACCTTGCTGGTGCACTTGGCGGTGGCTTGTTGAGTGGCGTACTAGGCTCTGGTTACGACTTTGATATTCCGGTTATTGGTTAAACAAGGAGATTGACATGGCAAAGTTTAGTAGTGCGTTTCTTCAGTCTCTTACCCGGCCTGCCTATATGGAAGGGTTGTTTACCGCTGGAGAGCGATTAGGAAGTCTGCCAAGACGACGAGAAGAAAAGAAAACCTTTGAAGGAATGATGGAGGAGCTTTCTGCCGCCCAAGGCGATGCGGCTACTGTTGGTAGTATTTACGAGAAGTATGGCGCACAACTCAACAGGCCCGAAATGCAGTTAGAAGGTGCGGCAATGCGGCGTGAAGCAGAGCAAGCATCCGCTATGACAGCAACGCAAAATCAAATTGCGATGAAGGTTAGACAGTTATCAAACCCTGATATTACGCCAGAGCAAAGGGCGGTTACTGAATCAGAAGTTGTTTCTCTTGCTAGAAGCTCAAATGATCCTGCAATCCTTGAGGGCGCTTATACCGACATTGATAACGCAAACAAGGCTAGCAGAACGGCGTTAGATAGCGCGGCAGTAGAAGCAGTTTCTAGTGGCGTTACAAGAGAAGAGTTTGAAGCAAAGTATGGAAAGAAAAATGGCTATCGCTATGAAGCGGCTAAAGCCACGGCAATTAATAGAAGGAATACTATTCGCGATAGTGAAAAAGCCGGCAGAATAGAATCCTATAACACTAGAATAGCTGACCTTAAACTTCAAATAGCTCGCGAAGGACAAAAGCCTAGCGATCAAATTGACATGGAAAAGCTAACAAACTTAGAAGCTCAAATGATTGATCTTGCTAAGGAAGCAAGCCCAGAAGATGCGGCTGAATTTGTTGGCATTGCACAAACCGCATACAACGAAAGGGTAGATGCTGAAGTGCAGGCTGAACAAGCCGCAAATGAAACGTTAAAGGCCGCAAACAAACAGCGAGCAGATGGGATCGTAACTGTTTTAATGATGGGGCAAGATCCGTTAAAAGCGCTTCAGGATCAAATAGACAAAGCCGAAGGCCCAGCTAAAACGTTTTTAACAGAGCAAGAACAATATATATCTGATGAGATTGAGGCACAGCTTGAGTCTCGCAATAGACGGCTTGAATCTTTAGAAACAAAAGAGATCAATGAGCTAGATTTAAAGTGGCTTCAAACCCCAGAAAATCAAAACTTCTTTGTCGGTATGGATGAGGTTGAAGAAGCACTTGCAGATATTGATAAGCACAATAACGGCGAAAAAGTTTTAATGCGGTCTGAATATAATCGACGCTTAAACATTGTTACCAATGCAATATCAAAAGCTAAAGATGAAAAGAGAAGGTATGAAAGAAGCGAAACTGTAGCAGAGGAAAAAGCAGTTGAGGGCATTGATGCTTTTCTTAAAGTCACAGATAAGTCTTCTCGTTTTTACGACCCAAGCAAGGTTGGCGCAACTCCTGCGATATTTGGTATTCGACTTGCTCCGGGCAGGAGCTTGTATGATGTTGTTAGCGATCTCAGAAAGGAGGGCGGCGAAGAATATAATCGTCTTGTTGGAAAGCTAACTGCGTCTTATATGCAAAATCCAAATGAGCCGTTTACTCAAATGGTTACAAGAGCAATTGAAGAGATGGATATTGCGACTCCAGGGCAAGAGTTTTTTGAGGTTCGACAAGAGCGCCTAACAGAAACTACGAATGAAAGACGCGAGCTTATTAGAGGGAAAATACGACAGCAGAATCCAAAGGCGAAAGGCAAGGAGTTAGAGGCTCTTTATAGTGACGAAGCGGCTGTAGCAGAAGCGGCAAGTGCTGTTGACCAAGACTTTATAGCAATTCAAGAGCAAGAGCTTGAGGAATCACGAAACCGATATCGTGAAATGCAAGCACTAAGAAGAACGTCTGCTGTTCGTGGAAGTCGATAATATGGCTAAATCTGACTCTTTAGATGCGCTTTCAATTCTTCTTAACAGGCAGATAGAAAAAACAAAGCCGGAAGAGGATAGCTACGAGGTTTTGTTTGAGCGTTTTTACGCCAATCACAAAGAGCGCCAGCGAGAGCGCGTTGCTGGCACTACTCGTGCAATAGCTCAAGGCGCGACCCTTGGGTTTGCTGATGAGCTTGAAGCTATGATTCGAGCAGAGTCAAAGCCAATGGGCGATTACGATCAAGAGCTTGACCAAATCCGCAAAGAACAAAAAGAATTTGAAGCCTTGCAACCTAAAGTTGCTCTTGCCGCAGAAGCGGCTGGCGCAATACCAACAGGACTTGGCGGTGCTAGAGCCCTGTCTGCGCTTGGAGTAAAAAGTGTAGGCAAGCAAGGCGCAATAGAAATGGGTGCTTATGGTGCTGGCACTGGAGAGCAATTTGAAGAGCGAGCAGTTAATGCGGGTATAGGAGCTTTAAGCGGCTTTGCTTTGGGCAAGGTTATAGGATTAGCAACAACGCCATCGTCCTCGGGCGGTTTACGTACTCAGCTTGATGATTTAGCTGATGACAGCCTTCCCATTGACGATGTTGCGGCTACTACTGCCATACAGAAAGCTCAGGCTGATGAAGTATTTACTGAGGTAGACAATCCTAAATACACCCGTAAGCCAATGTCAGAAGCCAAGACGTTTGGCGAGCTATGGGAAAGCGCTACGGGCGCATTAACTAACTTCTACAATGACAAGATAACGGGTGTATCAGACGAGCTAATGCGTGTCGTTAGTCCTCAGATTGGCGCTAGATTTCAGCGCGCTGACGAAACTGCACTGCGTAATGTAAACAAGGATCTAGGCAATATCGCCGAGGCTCTTGTGCCTGTCATCAAGATATTCAACGAAAGTGAGCGAGCTAAAGGCGTACTGCTTGACTATGGTGCCGGCAAGCTAGGCAAAACCAGAGCCGCGTCAATGGCTCGGCTAGAAAAAGAGTTAGCGGAAGACTTAAGCACTGAACACATGAACGTGCTAAAGGCTTATCTAAATTACAGCTACAAGAAGAATACTCAACTAAACAAGAAAGTGTTTGGCGCAGAGTTCCCGACCGAGCTTACCTACCTGCATACCCGCAACTCGGCGGCTGTTAGAAGATTAAAAGAAGAAGGCATGACGGACGCAGACATCGAGAAGATGTTTGACGATCCCGGCATGGAGCGGCGTACCCGAGGATCGTATCTTGATGGAGATGATGCCGCGCCTAATCCTGCTGACTATGACAACCCGCTTGTATCCGACATGCAACGAGTCTTTAAGATGGAGCGTCTGGGTCAGCTACAAGAGAAGTTTGGCGTAGACATTAGTGTTATTGCGCGACGAGAAGGCCAGCAAGCAATTAGCCCTCAAGAGTTTATGGATGCGCTGTTCTACTCGTTTAGGCAGAAGGGCATCAGTCTTGATGGATCGCAGTATGCAGTCAACAAGATTACTGACTCCATCCTTGGACAACAGAAGGCACCACACCCGCTAATCCAAGCCGCTAACTCTGCGGCCTACGCAACGACACTTGCCGGGCCTATGTCAGCCATTCTTAACATAGCGGATATACCTTTAATTGGCGCAAAGTATGGAGGAAGAGCCGTTCTTGAAGGATTAAAAATTTTTCGTCCATTTAAAAAAATACCCGATCCTGATTTAAAAAAGATGGGATTAAACAATCAAACTTATGGTGAATTTATAAATAAAACAAACGAAATGGCCACTAACAGACAAGGTTTTATGGTTAGGACGGCGGATCTTATGCGCAACAGCGCTGACTTTTTAATGAAAGGCTCAGGTTTCGCGGCTTTAGATATGGTTGGCAAGAAGGGCGTTATGCGTGGCGTACTGCGTAGTGCGGCAGATGACGCCAAAGCTGGAAAGCTCAAAGAAAACTGGGGCTTCTACTTTAACGATGCAGAGCTTAGTGTCCTTGAGAAGCAACTAAAACAGCACGATGTTGATTGGACTAAATATACGGGCAAAGGCTCTGAACTTATAGAGGAGTTAATGTTTGCCGGCTTAGGTCAACAGCAGTTAATTAGTGCGGCTGGTCGGCCTGCGGCATGGTCAAGAAATCCAAATCTGCGACCATTGTGGGCGCTACGTGGTTTTGTAGTTAAACAACAAGCATTGGCATTGCGCGAGGTCATAGGAAATATCAAAGCAGGTAAGCCAGAAAAAGCGGCAGAGTTCCTTGGTCGGTATGCGGCATACGGAGCCGGCGGCTATGCAGTAATCAATGAAAGTCGGCAGTTTATCTTTGGTGATGGAGAAATATCTGCCAGTGGATTAGCTCGCGGATACGGCGATGCTTGGGCAAGTTTGCTAACAGCCAACACGCTAGGTCTTAACGATTACCAGTACGGCCAGCTTAAAGAAAATGGGTTTTTGTATACTTTAGCAGAGGGATCTTTGCCAATTGCCCTTAGCAGACCAGCAGATATTTCTAAAACAGTTATTGAGGTTCTTGATAGAGAGCGCCCACCACAAGCACTGGCAACGGAGCTTCCAATCATCAAGCAACCACTGCGAGCCGCTAGAAATGTAGCCGAAATGATGGAAGCAACAACGGCTGAAGGGATGCTAAAGGAAGCATTACGACAGCGTAATCCAGAGTCTTAGTCCCAGCTAGCAAACTCTAACCAGCCAGCTATACCTGCCGCTCTGTCATTCTCCATCCGGGCGGCTTCTGCCTTGTAATGCTTGGCTATTTCTTTCTGCTCTTTATGCGCCCGCTTGCCTAGCTCAATGTCTTCGGCCTTTTCCCTAATTAACTCAAGGGCACCTTCGCCATATTCGTCAATGTAGTGGCGAACAAAGTAATCAGGGTTACTGCCGTACTTTTGATGACAGCCATAACAGTGAGCAAAAGCGTTCATTCCGTCGTACCGTAGGCCCTTCTTAGCGCGCGTAAAGTAGTGAGAGCAGTGAAGCCCAGTGCTGTTGGACTCGTATTGGGTGCCACACCCTTGGCACTTGAAGTCGTTACGGATTCTGACGCACCTGCTAAACCAATGATCTGCGGCTGTTCTTTTTAACTTCACTTTAATTCATCCTTTAGTTGTTGAGGAAAGGGGATGTATACGCCCTTATGCTCTGAGAGCCACCTAATTAGCACCTCAGCGGCTTCTGAGAGTTCCTTGGGGGTTAGCTTGCCTGTAGACGTTTTATCGTACATGGAGCGTATAATGGGCTTGTAGAGGGTCTCCTTTACTAGCACCTCAGTGAACGGTATCTCCAGCTTGTCACTGAACGGGTGCCGTACCCAGTACCCGGCATCGTTTAGACCTTCTGCTATCTGCCTAAACCATAAGTGCATAGCATTGTTTTGTCGATCACTGCGAGTCGTATCCTTGATGTAATACAGGATCTTCTTGCCTTGATCGAATTGAGTTGTGACGAATGCGATAAAGAAGTTCATTTTTTCTTCTTTGTCGACTAGCCATCGGTGTCCTGAGTCCATTTATCCCCCTATTCAGTTTGCCCAGTTTGCCCAGTTTGCCCGGTTTGCCCGTGATGCCCCACTTTTACCCCCCGGGTTTAGCCTGACCCGCCCCCTAAACTATGGGCATTAGAGGCATTGTGGGCATTCTGGGCATTCTGGGCATTACATTGGTATCCAGCGGTAGTATTTCTTGCCGTGTGCACCCTTGCGCTCCAGCTTGAGATTGTTGCCTTTAAGCAAATCAATGCAGTTACGAAGCGTTTTTTTAGTGCATCCGTTCGGATTGATCTCCTCATCTTGGAGCATATCGAATAGTTCGGTCTGTGCGTACAGTCGACCTTGCTTCATTACGCTACTTAACAAGACATACTCATCTTCATACCGGCTAATTGCC